AATTCTGATAAGATAATACGTTGAACTCTATCAATTGTACGAGCGAATCTAATATCTTGAGCTGCTAATGTAGCTTTACCTTCAACATTTTCATCATACCCCATAAACGCTTTAGGTACTTTAAGAGCAGCAAATAATTTATCTCTTAAATACTCAACATCTTGAATACCATCGTAATTTAAACCAGGTGTAGTATCAATTTTTGTTGCGCTATCATTTCCACGAACAGGAATGTAGAAATCTTCTAACATGTTTTGCATGTTATATTTTAAGTTATATTCACCTGTTTTTTCATCCATGTACGGAGTACGTTTCATGTTTGAAATAGTTTTTTGCATAAATGCCTCTATTTCATTAGGTGGGATTGAACCAACGTTAATGTAGAATACACGTTTTTCTGGGGCACGAGCAATTCTATGAATTAACATCGCATCTTCCATTAAAGCATATTGTTTGTATAATTTACGAGCTGGTTCTATATATGATCTACCATAAGGTAAGAAGTTAACATCAGCTAACATTCTAAAGTGAGCCATTTCAAAGTTATCAAACACAATACCATTACTAACAGTTGAAGAACCGTTATTAGGAACGCTATAATAACCAGATGAATTACCAGAAGAGAAACCATCAGGGTTCCATTTGAATTTTACCTCAGATGGGTTTTCAGGATTAGATCCTTCTATTCTTTCAATGTGGTATGCTGTATAAGGAATTACATTATACACACCAAATTTTTCTGCGATTTCTAATTTAAGGAAGAAATCACCATACTTACACATATTACGAACCCACATCCATAAATTAAATTCTACATTTAATACGTCATAGAATAAGTTATAAAGAATTTTCTGAATATCTTCATTTGAACTTCTAATTTGAAGTACTTCTCCCATGTCATTTTTAAGAGTAGATTCATCAGCAATGATATCAAGAGCAGAAGCAATAATAGCATCTCCATCCATTACATCATATTCTGAATAAACATAAGTTCTTAAATATTGCCAGTTTAAGTTAAATTGAGCACCATATAATGATGTAGGAGCACTGGAATATACTCTGTTGAATCTATCTGATAGTGAGTTTGTTTGGTATTCACCATTAGCTTGAATTTGGTTAGAATCGATAACTTTTAGTTCGTTTCCTCCTACATTACGGATTACGACGTCCGTTGAAAATAATCTCCTTAACCTTGAAAATACGCTTGTATCTGCCATACTATTGTGTAATTATTATTATAAATATTGTTATAGTAACCATCTTATGGATTCATTATTATTTCCTACTTTCATATCGTAGGGATTTTGAGCGTTAGCTCCTGTTCCATATGCACCACCATAAGCGGTTCTGTTTACTATTGTGTTTTGTAATGCTTGTTTTGTCATATCAATTCCTCTTTGACGGAATTTTAATGCTGTATCTCTGATGTACATTGCTATACCAAAAGCCATAACTAAATCATCATTGTATCCTGTTTGGGCTTCTGCTCTACCATTTTTCCAAATGAATACTTTCATTTCTTCTATCAATCTTTTTGATTGAATTGTTACTCCTTGATCAGCTATGTATTCTTGAAACTTACCTATTACCATAGGACGTGTTTTAGACGACATTGTAAACCCAGCTACCATACGTGAATGGTCTTGATATTTATCAAAATACGAATCTACATTTGAGGAGTCACTCCGTTGTGAATAGTAAAGGTTAGAATATTGTCTATCTATTGCTACTTGTATAGTTGCCCAACCAATGTTAGCATTTTCTATTACAAGCATTGCGTTATTATATTCAGTAGCGATACCTACCAATAAGTGACCATACTCTTTTGTACCAATCTGCCCCTTGTATTCAGCAACTTGAACATTATTTTCAACGTCTATAACGTGAAATGTAGAATAATCTTTACCATCCCCACGAGCGACATCGGCTACAACCATATAATCTCTAGAATAATCAGGTGATTCCCAAACCCATAAGTTTTGATCTGCTCCTCTACGTTCTAAAGGTTCTTTAACATGGCTTTTTTCATAATATTCTAAATATTCATTATAGAATACAATATCTCCAGAGGTACTAAAATCGCAATCACATTCCTGAGCTGCTAATCTAGGGTCACCTAAAAGTTCGTTTTGTCTATCTCTCCAAGTTTGGTCTCTTTCTGGATGGACGTACCAAGGTAATTTAATAGGTAAAAAGTCGTTTTCACCTGATTCTGCTTTAACCCAAGTTTGATGAAACCAGTTACCAGTACCATATGGAGTAGATAATACAATCGCTCCACCCCCAGTTGCTAAGGTTTGCTGTGCGGAAGCCCATGTCTCAGCAATATTTTCAATGAAGGCGGCCTCATCGACTATTAGTAAAGATACGGCTTCTGACCTTGCAGCATCGGCATTAGATGATTTTGCTTGAATTTTAGAACCGTTAACTAATCTAAGAGATAATTTATTATTCTCTACTGCTTCTATCCTAAGCCATGAGGGTAAATTTTCCCACATGAATTGAACCTTGGTAACTAAGTTACGAGCAGTTGCTTGTGTAGTTGCTAGAGCTAATACGTTTCGGTCTTTATGGAAAGTCATTAACCATAAAGCATAACCTGCGGCTAATGTCGATATACCTAACTGTCTTGATTTAAGTACAGTGGTATAATCATGGTCTCGAAATAACGTTAATACTTTTTCTTGGAATGGGTATAAATTGAACTGTATACGTCCACGTTGTGGATGTTGTATATAACAGTATTTACGCATAAAATGTACTGGATCTTGAGCACATCTTAAATATTCTTGACGTATTACCTGTTTTAAATCTGACATACTAGTTTAGTATAAAGAAGGTAGCAATAGCAGCTAAGATGCCTATACCTCCTGTTAATTTAGTTTTGATTTTTTGTTTTTTCAAATCAGATTGTAAACGGTCAGACAATTCTTGAGATAAAACTAATTGTTGTTTTTGGGTATCTACCATTAATTCAAAGTTATTTACTTTAGAATTTAAAGTAGAAATTATACTATCCTTTAAAACAATTTTTTGTTCTAAAAGAGTAGTTTTTTCTTTATAAAGTACTAATTCTTGTTTAGCACCATCCCCTTTGATAAGATCCTTAATTACTAGACGGGCGGTTGGCTTTTTTAATTGAATCGAAGTGCTGTCTGTAGCGCTCTGTGAAAAACCTTTCAAGCTCATCGTCAGTAAAAGAATCAACAGCATCAACTTTGGTTTTGATTTCATATCTTAAGTT